CTCCTGAGATTTTTGTATGAGTTCTCTTAACTCTTCTGTCGTGTGTCTAACTAACAATCCACTAAAGTTTGGGTTGTTTATACCGCGTAGTGGGTCAGCTAACATTGCAAAAGACTTACCGCCTCCTGCTGCTCCTCCGTATAACACCTCTCGTTCTGACGAGGCTAAGAAGTCTGTTTGTGGTCCTTCATTTGGTTTAAACAGTACTTCAGGTTCTACCTCTGATGGTTCTGGTAGAACTATTGGTGTCTCAGGCTCTTGCGTTACTATTGGTGGTGAAGCAGTCGAGGGATTGCTCTTCGAGCTTCTTGATTTCATTAATCGCTTTTTCGAGCCTTCGGGCGAACTTACGTTTAATTGTAATTGCTTTCTTACGTCTTTTGTCAACTTCTATTCTTTTTCTTAGTCCAGTGTGTGATATGTATCTGCCTGTTTGTTTTGTCAGCCAGTTTGCTACTTCTCTGTAGCTGTATTGTTTAAGATGCTGTTTTGCTTTGTCTAGTGCATCTAACTGTATACTTATCGGAACTAAGAAGTCTTCATCTTCAGGATCTATCTCATAGCCAAACGGTATTGTTCTTGCTACTCTAGGTATTCTATTCCAGTCTTTTATAAACATATCAGGCTTTGGTAGCATCCAAAACCCTAGTTCCTCGTTACTCATTCTTTCCTTCTTTTGCAGGTAAAACAAACACACCACCTGAAGACTCTACATTTATCTTCTCTGTTTTCATGAAGCCTGTTCTATCTAACAAATCCCTCGCTGCAGTCATCTTATCTCTTATACCTAGCTCTGTAGGATCAACAAGAGCAGATCCCATCGCCACTGCTGCCTTTGGTGCAACACGAGCCATATACTCTTTTGTTGCCTCAGCTATCTCATCTTTTAATCCTTTAATGACATCACTGGTGGCTGTGGTATCTGCGTATCCTGCCATCTTCTTTGCTGTAACAACATCACCGTTTGCACCATCAAACAAGACAGCCATAAACTTTTGTTGTTTTTCATTTAGAACTTTTGTCATCTTTATCCTTTATAACTTCCTCTACCCAATCACCGTTTTCTCCAGTATGTTCACACACCTCACATCTATCGTCTTCAATGTGACTGCCACATATTTCACAAGTAGGCTCATAGAGCATCTAAAGCTCTTCCTTCTAAAAACTTCCTGACGTTTTGCTCAGGAACGCACAGTATTTTCTCAAGTGGTTGATTACCATACTGATTACTTAACGCAGTCATAATAGGAACTGGGTTGTTTCGTACATGATCTCTACAGTCCGTTGAACTATGGAAGTGACCGTGTTCTTTCGGTTCTTGAAATATAAATACATCTTTTGTACCATCCTCATATACTCCAGACATGATAGCTACTATGAACCAAGCTTCTTTTATCATTTTACCTTCCTATACGCTCGTGTTTTCTTTGCGATGCCCTTTGGCTGTTTAACGAATTGTTTACCTGCCTTTGTGCCTTTTCTCTTAGCTCTAGTTGTCGCTGCGTACTCTTGGGGTGATAGAGCCTTGATTGCAGCCTCTGGAAGATAGCGTTCCCCAGTTTTTGCACTGGGCTTACCACTCTTGGTTCTCCACTTTTGTTTTGACCATGCTTTAAGACTTCTTTGGCTTTTTGCGAGTGCCATTCTTTGCCTTTCCTGCTACGCTTAGTGCGATAGCTATTGCTTGTTTTTGTGGCTTACCTTCTTTCTTTAATATGCGAATATTAGAAGATACAGCTTTATTACTTTTTCCTTTTTTTAGTGGCATTTCTTAACTGCTGTTTTGCTCTCTTGGCTATACCTGCTTGTTGAGGTTTGCCACCGTATTTACTTCTTTGTTCCATAACCGTGAGTATTTGTATCTTACGAGCATACGGTTTATTTATCTTCTTTACTTTTCGAGCCGTAGCTCGTGCGTCTGCAGGAGTCGCATACTTTATACGGACGGTATCTTTTGGATTTTCATCTGTATA